AAATTGCTTACAAATATGATGAGGATAAAGCACTTGCTGAACTTCAAAAGTATATCGACTCAACATATGATGGACACTATAGCAAGAATGCATTTCAAGCTACAGAGTTTATCATTGACGGTGGACATGGTGAAGGGTTCTGTATCGGTAACATCATGAAATATGCACAACGATATGGAAAGAAGGGCGGAAAGAACAGAAGTGACTTGCTAAAGATTCTTCATTACACGATTATCGCTCTGTTTGTTCATGATAAAGAAGAGACTTGACTTATTTTGGATGATGTGATACTATATAAACTATAATATAATGAAGGAAAATATATAATGAAACTAACTACTGAAACTATCTCTGTACTGAAAAACTTCTCTACAATTAACGCTAATCTTATGGTGAAGGCTGGGTCTAGTCTTTCCACTATGTCTGCGATGAAGAACATCGTGGCCAAGGCAGAAGTCACTGAGGAATTCCTGAGTGACTTTGCTATCTATGACTTGAATGAGTTCCTATCGGCACTCTCTCTATTCGATAAACCCGATTTAGAGTTTGGTAATGACTTTGTTATTATTACAGAAGAGGGTACATCGAAGTCTCTCAAGTATTGGTTCTCTGATCCATCCGTGGTGACGACTCCATCTAAAGAGATTTCGATGCCCTCGACTGAATTGACGTTCAATCTGTCAAGTGATACACTCAACGAAATCACAAAGGCTGCTGCTGTTATCGGTGTTCCCGACATGGCATTGTCTGGTGGTAAGTTGATGGTCACTGACAAAAAGAACAGCACTGCAAATGCATACGAAACATCTCTGGATGTTGGTGATGTTGCCGCAGAGTATAAGTTCTGGTTCAAGGTTGAGAACCTAAAAGTTATGCCCGGTGCATATGATGTTGAAGTTTCTTCTAAGAAAATAAGTCACTTTACTAACACTAAGATTGGTGTGCAGTATTGGATTGCATTGGAACCAGAATCTTCTTACAATGCTTAATTTGAGGAATTTATATTATGGAACAATTTTTGTGGGTTGAAGAATATCGGCCACGAGACATAGAGTCATGCGTACTTCCTAAGACTCTAAAGTCTTCCTTGCAGTCTTTTGTTGACAAGGAAACACTACCCAATCTGATTCTCTCAGGTGGTCCGGGCGTTGGTAAGACTACTGCTGCCCGTGCCATGCTGGAGCAGATTGGATCAACCTATATGTTTATCAACGGTTCTGAGGAGTCAGGTATTGACGTTCTCAGAACCAAGATAAAGAACTTTGCGTCCACTGTATCACTTGAGGGTGGTAAGAAGTATCTCATTCTTGATGAGGCAGACTATCTAAATCCAAACTCAACACAACCAGCTCTTCGTGGGTTCATTGAAGAGTTCCACAAGAACTGTGGATTTATTCTAACCTGTAATTATAAGAACCGCATTATCCCTGCACTGCAATCACGATGCAGTGTAATTGACTTTGTGATTCCTAAAGCAGAGAAAGTAAAACTTGCTCAACAGTTCTTCCATAGGGTTGTGAAAATCCTCAACGAGAACGAGATTAAGTTCAATGAGAAGGTTGTTGCAGAACTCATAAATAATCATTTCCCAGACTGGCGTAAAGTTCTGAATGAATTGCAACGGTATTCTGTGGCTGGTGAGATTGATGCTGGTATTTTGGTAAACCTTGCAGACAAGAATATCAAAGACCTAATGGACATGATGAAGAAAAAGGAGTTCACCAATGTTCGTAAATGGGTTGTCGATAATCTTGACAATGATTCTGATAAGCTGTTTCGCAGTATTTATGATAATCTTTACGAGTTTATTGATCCTAGTAGCATCCCTCATACTGTTGTGGCGTTGGGTGAATACCAGTATAAGGCAGCGTTTGTTGCTGATTTAGAAATCAATATGATGGCTTGCCTCACTGAGATTATGGGTAGGGTAAAGTTTAAGTGATTAAAATATATGATGATGTGGTAGAGGAACATGTTGCAGAATTAATTGCTTCTGAAATGAAAAATATTCGGTGGAAATTTGATTATTCTTCAAAAGCAAATCATCAATCTCGTCATTGGCATGTTCTTTGTGGACATGACTCTACAGAGATGATTGCAAATGGTTTTGAGTGGGTGATGCCTATTTGGACTTCTGCAATGTTCAAATATGAATTCAAAAAAAAGCATGATATTGATACATATAAACGCATATACATGAATGCTCATACACATGGTGTTGAACCTGTGATGCATACTGATGATGGTGATTTTACTATGATCTACTATCCACGAATGGATTGGAAACCTGAGTGGGGTGGTGGTACTCTAATTGATGGGCAACTCGTTCCTTATGTTGGCAATAGTTTAGTTATCTTTGATGCATATCTACCACACATGGCCATGCCTGTATCCCGTGAGTGTTACGAGTTGAGAAGTGTAATCGTATTTAAAGTGTTTGTATCTTCAGCAAATCGTGAACGACTTGACTTTTATAAGGATTGATTTATTATGAGCTATGAATTGAAAGTTAATAATGGAACGTATAAATCCGATAGTTTAACCTTTTTATTATGGGCGGTATTTTGTCATAGATTCCATCATTGGAAAAAGGGTGAGGGGTTTGTTGACTAATGTATGAACTGAAAGACTATCTCAAGGCAGTTAATCAGACAAAAGAACCCTTGATGGATGGAAATGATGAGGTTTGGGAGAAGAAATACGCTCCTTTCATTGTTAATAAATGTGTTGCACCGTTCCCTGATACCATTATGTTGGTAAATGAACTCAATCAACTACCACATATAGATAATAAACTTCAGTTTGATTTTTTGATAAATAGTCTGAGGCCAAGGAAGAGATTTACCCCGTGGTTGAAGGCGAAGAAATTAGAGAATCTAGAGTATGTTAAAGAGTTCTATGGTTATAATAATGCAAAGGCTAAATCCGCTCTTGATATATTATCTGAGGAACAAATTTCTGCCATAAAAAGAAAATTGTATAAAGGTGGGAAAAATGGAAGAGATTAAATGGACACCAGATCAGATGCTAGAAATCGGGTTAAAAGAACCCGATGATTTTTTGAAGGTAAGAGAGACTTTATCTCGTATTGGCGTTGCATCCCGTAAAGAAAAGAAACTATATCAGTCTTGCCATATTCTACACAAACAGGGTAGGTATTTTATTGTACACTTTAAGGAGTTGTTTGCTCTTGATGGTAAGGATACAAACCTGTCAATCAATGATATTTCTCGTAGGAATACAATTACTAATCTGCTAAAGGATTGGGGGCTGGTTACTATCATCGGCGAAATTGGAGAACTTGCTCCTCTCAGTCAGATTAAGGTATTGTCATATTCTGAAAAGAGTGATTGGATGCTTGAAACTAAATATAATATTGGAAAGAAAAAAGAAGTCTAATGGAAAAGTTCAAGTCATTCATCACAGAATCCAAAAATAAAGATTATAAAGTTGTGGTTCTTTCAGTTGAACACGATGATAAATCAATCACTGCTAAACGTATGAAAGAAGAGGCAGTTAAACTTGGTTTATCTCATTATGTTGTTGGTATAAATGGTTCCCATATTGAGTTTAATGATGGGACATATAGTCTTCATGAACTTGGTGATGAAAAAGGATTTGAAATTTCTAGTAGCGATACAGTAGTTTTTATACGAGGCACACCAACCAAGGATAGTGCTTTAAATATTATTTCTGAATTAGAAAAGATTGGTATATGTGTTGTTAACAGTAGAACTACTATTTCTACAACTGCTGATAAGTATCGTACATATATTAAGCTAAAAGATTATGGATTAACACAACCAAAAACAGAACTAATTCCTGATGAAGAAACACTAGAAACTGCTGTTAATAATCTTGATACAAAGTTTCCTATCATACTAAAAACTTTACGAGGTTCTAAGGGTGTTGGTGTTCTTTTTATTGAATCAGAACGAGCATTGACTTCTATTGTACAGTTAATGTATAAAACAGATTCTAGTGCAGACTTACTTATTCAAGAATATATTAAAACGGACTTTGATGTTCGGGTAATTGTTCTTGGCGGTAAGATAATTGCTACAATGCAAAGAGAAGTTGTGGATGGTGATTTTAGGTCAAACTTTTCACAAGGTTCAAAGGTAAAACCATATAAGTTAACAGAATTAGAAGTAGAGCAATCTTTGCTTGCATCTAAAGCTTTAGATGGAATGCTAACTGCTGTTGACTTTATTGCATCTAAAAATCCTAAAACAATTCCCCCATATATTTTAGAAGTGAATAGTTCGCCAGGAACAGAGGGTATTGAGGAAGCAAATAATAAAAATATTGTAAAGGATATTTTAACACACTTTAGAAATCCAGCTGTTCGTAATACAGTGCCTACACAATGTGGGTACGAAGAAGTTGTTTCTATAGAACCATTTAATGAAATGGTTGCTAAATTTGATACGGGCAATTCTGTATTGTCAGTGCTTCATGCTGAAGACATTAATATTAATGGAAAGAAAATTACTTTCACTCTTAATGAAAAAACAATAACTACAAATTTAATAAAAACATATGAAGTAGATACAGGTGGTGGTGAAGATCAGCGGCCGGTGATTAAAATAGATATGGAATTTGCTGGTTCAGTTTATAAAGATGTTATGTTCGGATTAAATGACAGAAGTGAAATGGGCTCAGATATTTTATTAAATAGATTCACAATGAACAGAATGAATGTTATGGTTAACCCACAAAGAAAATTTGTTGTTACTACCAAATATGTCCTTGACAAATAACTTCCAAGGTGTTATACTCTTATAATGAACTTCTATACCAATGTCCTACAATATGGAAATTCCATCCTTGTCCGTGAGGTCAGGGATGGAGAGCGCATGACTCGTAGAGTCAAGTATGAACCCACACTATTTGATATGGTCAATACCAGTGAGGAGACTGGATACAAAACTCTGGACGGTAATAGTGTTCTGCCACATACATTCGATTCCATCAAGGAAGCCAAACAGTGGGTTGCTAACCGTGAAAACCAAAAAGAAATAATCTTTGGTAACACGCAGTATCCTTATTGTTGGATTGCTGATGAATATCCTAATCGGGTTGATTGGGACTTGGATCAGATGCTCATGGTCACCATCGATATTGAGGTGGAGTGTGAGAACGGATTTCCCAAACCAGAAGATGCAGCAGAACCGATGCTGTCAATCACTATCAAGAACCACCAGACCAAACGCATCGTTGTGTGGGGCATTGGTGAGTTCGTCACTGACCGTGATGATGTAACTTACGTTCAGTGCGAGAGTGAAGTGCATCTTCTAAAAGAGTTCCTTATTTTCTGGGAACGCCACACACCTGATATCGTCACAGGCTGGAATACAGAGTTCTTTGATATTCCCTATCTGGTCAATCGTATTCGCAATGTCTTTGATGAGGAAGAAGTCAAACGTCTATCGCCGTGGAGAAATGTGTTTGCCCGTGAGGTGTATAACATGGGGCGGGTACACCAGACGTATACTCTAGATGGCATTTCTGCATTAGATTACTTTGACCTATATCGCAAGTTTACATACACCAATCAGGAATCGTATCGCCTTGACCACATTGCATTTGTGGAACTGGGTGAACGGAAGACAGGCAATCCCTTTGAGACATTTCGTGAATGGTATACCAATGATTATCAGTCGTTTATTGAATACAACATTCAAGACGTTGAGATTGTTGATCGCCTTGAAGATAAGATGAAGCTGATTGAACTTGCATTGACGATGGCTTATGATGCAAAGGTTAACTTTGTGGATGTGCTGGGAACGGTGCGTTACTGGGACATTCTTATCTACAACTATCTGCGTGAGAGGAACATTGTGATTCCTCAAAAGTCAGACAATAAGAAGGTGGAGAAGTTTGAGGGTGCTTATGTAAAAGACCCACAGGTTGGTATGCATAACTGGGTTATGTCTTTTGACTTGAACTCTCTGTATCCTCACCTTATCATGCAATACAATATCTCACCAGAGACACTGGTTAACAGTGGAGATAAACCTATAGAGGGAATGGTAGATAAGATTCTAGAGTATGGTAAGGTCGATAATGATACTGAGCATTGCATGACGCCAAATGGTGCACTCTTTCGTAAGGACAAACGAGGGTTCTTGCCTGAACTAATGGAAGGTATTTACAATGATCGTGTCAAATATAAGAGACTTATGTTGGACGCTCAACAGGAATATGAGAATACTGGCAACAAATCTCTACTCAAGGATATTGCAAGATATGACAACATTCAAATGGCGAAGAAGATTTCACTCAATAGTGCATATGGTGCAATCGGTAATAACTGGTTTAGGTATTTCAATCTGTTGGTTGCTACGGCTATTACTAGTAGCGGTCAATTGTCTATACGTTGGATTGAGAAAAGTCTTAACATACATCTTAATAAAATCTTGGATACAAAGAATGAAGACTACGTTATTGCTGCCGATACAGATTCAGTATACATTACGTTTGACAAATTGGTTACTAGGGTGTTTAAAGAGGGAACAGAAACTGATGTTATCATCAGTTTCTTGGACAAGGTTGCAAAAGAGAAGTTGGAACCTTTTATTGATAAAAGCTATACCGCACTTTCTCAAGTAACCAACGCATACGAACAGAAGATGGAAATGGGACGTGAGGCCATCGCTGATAAAGGTTTATGGACTGCTAAGAAGCGGTATATCCTAAACGTCTATGACATGGAAGGTGTTCGTTACTCTGAACCCAAGCTAAAGATTATGGGTATTGAGGCGGTCAAGTCATCTACTCCAGCACCGTGTCGAGAGAAGTTGAAGGAAGCACTAAAGATCATCATGGGTGGTGATGAGGAGATGCTAAATACCTTTATACAAGATTTTCGTGAGGAGTTTATGACATTACCACCAGAAGAGATTGCCTATCCCCGCTCCTGTAATGGACTGAAGAAGTTTCGTGGAACAGATCGTTTATTTGCACTCGGCGCACCCAAGCATGTTAAGGGTGCAATACTCTACAACCATCTCGTAGATGAGAACAAAC